GCCAGCAATGCTTACGGGACATTCTAATTTACAATTTCAAACTTACATTTAGTACATTCTTTACGAAGACCATAACCATAAATACTATATGATTCACCAAATGTATGATCACAAAGATTCTGCCATTCTTTCAGGGCTAAATCTCTTTCATTTTCTTTTCTTGCAGCTTGTAAATGCAATTCTCTTGCTTCTTTGTTAAGAGATTCATATTTTAATTTTGCTTCATTTTCTGTCATAAGCTCCCAGAGTAGGGTTCGAACCTACGACCTAGGTGTTAACAGCACCTCGCTACTACCAACTGAGCTATCTGGGAATCAAAACGGCGCATACGAGAATTGAACTCGTGTCTTAGCCGTGACAAGGCTCTGATCTACCACTGACCTAATGCGCCAAATAACTGATATGTAATTATGAGATAATAGAGAATCAATTTTATATCAATTGAACATATTCATCGGATTATTTACCTTTGTATTTAATCTTCAATTTTCCATAAACGCCACCGACCGGGTTCGAACCGGCAGTCTCCTGCGTGACAAGCAGGGGCTTTGCCAATTAAGCTACGGCAGCAAAATAACTGGTATGTTGATGAGACAAGGTTTGGTAACATTACAAGTGTTAACCTTATCTGCTTCGACCAGCTATAAGTGAACGGGAAGGGATTCGAACCCTCATAAGGCTTGCGCCTACAGATTAAGAGTCTGCTGCATTCCAAGTCTGCCACCCATTCATGATTATCGAACTTATAAATGACCCCCGTGGGACTCGAACCCACAATATCACAAATGATCTCTACAGGAGTTGAACCTGCAACCATCGCCTTAAAAGGGCGCTGCTCTGCCTATTGAGCTAAGAGATCTAACATAAGGCTCCTACTCTGCCTGATTGAGCTACGAAGTCGAAATACCTTTTCTTCTATTGAGAACAATTTCGCTATAAGTCTCTGGTTTTCTGCCCTCCCACCAGTTGGGCCACCATTTGTTTTCCTTTAACCAATCAACAAACTCTTTACAAGAGTTGAATCGGCTTGGATTTTTTTCATTAGTTTCGTTTTCATGATACGCTGTAATCCATCCTGGATTTGAACAATCAAGATGATAGATATCTAAACAAGCCCAAAGCTTTTGAGGATATCTTTTACCATCTCTTTCGTACCAGCCATACATTGAACTACCGTCTCTAACAAAAAACTTGCAATCATTAAGCGGTTGATCAAGGTAAGTTAGTCCTGTTACAATATTTTGCCAACGTTCTTTTTGACAATCATTGTGAAACCAGGAATTTGTCTCTAAGAAAACTGTATCTCCTCCAGCTAGCCATTTCTTATTAGGAAACTCTTTGCCGTCTTTAGGGAGAATTTCAGTATTACAGTATTCGCATTTCATTATTGTTCCCTTTTCCAATGTCAGAAACACAAACACTCCCGGCAGGACTCGAACCCGCTGCCTTCTCGTTCGAAGCGAGATGTGCAAATCCAGTTACACCTCGGGAGCAAAATGTAAGTAGGTTTCATATTATTGTTTCTATGAAACTCGCAGTCTAAATGATCTGCTGCATTGAAGCTAGTAACAGCCACCTGTACACTTGAGCGCTCGCATGTACAAGCTCTTATATCCTATGTACGTTCTAATCCGTACTGCTACTTACAAAGCATCCCCAATAGGAGTCGAACCTACAACCTTATCCTTAGGACGGATCTGCTCTTCCAATTGAGCTATGAGGACATAAAGCTGCCCCAGTTGGATTCGAACCAACACCGACCTGCTTCAGAGGCAAGTGTACTACCAATTATACGACAGGGCAATATTCAATGAACACTAAGAGATCTTTTTAGACAGGTAAAAGAAAATGTTCTATGATTGTATTGAAAAAAGATTGGACCCCAATTCCAAATTTTCTCATGAACTTTTTCTTGTTGTCTATTTATGCAGAAAATAAACCAGAAAAAACGAATACTCATATAGTTTGTTGGATAACATGCTAGTTCATCTTTGTGATGATGAAAGCTTCCGAATATCCAAAACTTCTTGTTTTTATGTACTATATACATGCAGAGTTTCTCTAAAACAGTTATGAACTCGCCAAAACTGTTACAAATGGCATGATTCTTTCTAAAACAGTTACGAAGCGCTCCTGGAGGGATTCAAACCCCCAACTTTCTGCTTAGAAGGCAGAATTTCTATTCAATTGAATTACAGGAGCAAACAAAGCGTTCCCGAGAGGATTCGAACCTCTAACTCGCTGATTCGTAGTCAGCGTTTCTATCCAATTGAAATACGGGAACATGGTTTATTATAAAACGCTCCTACTTGGACTCGAACCAAGAACCTCAACTTTCGCAAAGTTGCATGCAGAATTCCCTTACACTTTAGGAGCCAAAGCGGATGGTGCTGGAGTCGAACCAGCAGAAGCTTTTAACTTCGCCTCTTTTCGAGAGAGGTACGCCTAACCGATATGCGACTACCATCCAAACTGCCTTGTTAGGATTCGAACCTAAACTAACCTGCTTCAAAGGCAAGGGTACTACCAATTATACGACAAGGCAATCAATAACAATCTCTAACTCTTGTTGAGCTATAACCAGAAGAAGCCATTAAGCTATCTCTTAGTTTCATAAAGGCTTCTTCGCCGTAAGCGTCAACTTTACCGTCTCTACGGCGAGCCTCATTTGCGGCCATCATGCCTTGCGCTTCAATATAAGCAGCCATAGCCTCGGCGTTGAGTTCTGCGGCTATCATTGCGATTTTTGCGGCGGTTTCGTTCATGTTCTTTCATCGCACGCTTTGCGTCGATTAGAGCAGCTATTCACCGCAAAATCATTTGATATCTATGTTATCAGGTGGAACTTCTATTCCTCTTCTTTTCAAGTCTTTTGAAAGTCTAACTCTCATTTCGAGTTTTTCTTTCTCACTTGGATCGTCAAAAAGGAATCCGGTTGTTGCTTCCTTAATTGCTTTTTCCAAGACGTTGAAAAGTCTTTTTGCATTTTCATTCATAAGCGGAAGGTTAGAGAATCGAACTCTAGACGGCTTTGCAGCACGCGCTTGTTTTCAAGACAAGTTCCTCGGCCAACCGGACACCTTCCAAATGCCTTGCAGAGTTTAACCTAGGACCAAGCCTCTGCATCTAAACCCTAGAAAAGACGAGTACAGGAAACTTTGTACTCTTAAGCCCTCGTTTATCGACTTGCTGAACCGCTCCCATAAGGCGGGGGCGTGCTATAGTCATTCAAGGTGTTTGGGCCAAATACCTACCCAGTTTTCGCCTGTGCGCAAACAGGACTTATAAGCATTGGGTTATGCGTTTCAATCAACTCATTTACATGAGAAAGTGGGAGTAGAGGGACTCGAACCCCCGTAAGCCGAAAGGCTAACAGATTTACAGTCTGCCGGAATTGCCACTATCCGATACTCCCAAGCGAGCAACGCTCTTCCATTAAGCTACATACCTATTATTCTTTTCGCGAAAAGAACTCAGGATCCAGATGGTATGGAAACGATTCGAACGCTCATCTTTGCTCTCTATTGATCTGAATGATATTTTTCAAAATCACTGATCATTTTTCTTATTTTATTTTCGCAAGCAATTTTTGCTTGTTCTAAAGTGTCATACTCTTCCATTCCGCAGTCATTACACAAAACAGTGGCCGTTTGAATCCAACTCCATTTATTGTTAATACTTTTATAAATAGAGAATTTCCAATCAAAAGCTCTTGTTGTATAATAACTTTCCATATCTTCTTTTTGCCATTGTATTTTTAATTCTTTCATAAATGTAATTACAGAGAATTAAACTCTGTCAATTTCGTTACTATCTTTATAAATCATTATGATTTCATCAGATGAAATGATAACATCTATAATTTGTCCTTTTCCAGATTCGTAGATACGATTGGAAATTTTTCGACATTCTTCTTGACCTATTGCGTATTTCATAAATGCGGGTAAGCGGAATCGAACCGCTGCTTTAACTTTGGCAAAGTTACTAGCTACCACTACAACATACCCGCTACACTCAATCTTATCGGCTCACCTACGCGGAACTGAATAAGTAATCAATTGATTGATTACTTCAGTTCTTTCTTTGTCTGACAAGAGAGCCAATAACCCGTACTGTTGCCCCTCAAGATTGCAGAGCATATTTATTGACTTATCAATGTCTTTTTGACATGATTTAATAGCACTCGTAAGTTTCCCTCTTTCTTCAGAGAATCTTTTACACTCTGCTTCTTTTGCATTACGATGGTTCGTTATACGAACTTTTTCTTTTGCAATTGCAACACATTTAGCAGCTATGTCTTCTTTTGTCATCATAAGTCGGCCAGAGAGGAATCGAACCTCCATAGACTTACTTTTATGCGGGACGTTTACAGCGTCTTGAACTCACCACACTGTTCAACTGGCCGAAGAAAGAGGATTACGGGAGTCGAACCCGTTTTTTCTGCTTGGAAGGCAGACACATGGCCGTTCTGTCAAATCCTCATTAGTACGCTATCAAATGCGCTGAACCTGGACTTCCAAGTCCGTCAACTTCATAACTTGATTCTATTTCAAAACCAAGTTTCTCAAGAACAGGTATGAGAACTGGGTTTACAACCCACACTCTCATCATTGTCTTATGACCCATTTCTTGATAGTCCAGCTTCTCCATGTTATATTTCTTGAGAGCTTGCTGTATAAGACCTAAACCAACACCTTGACGACGAAACTCAGGCTTTACTACAAGGTCAAATGAAAACACCATTACGTCTTCGCCGTAACTATTATCATTTGTCCAACCGCTTGCAAGTGCGCCAATAACAGCGCCATTCTCTACAGCAACTTGACTAATATCTTTATCTCTGCCATAGCGAATGTTGTTCTGCTTGAAAACTTGGTCAGCTTGTTCGGCTTCTTCCCAGTCTTCTTCAGTATCAATATGCTTGAAATCGGCGTCATCTGCTTTCTTGTACCACATAACACCTAATTCTTCGGATTCTTTTGGAATCCTCTAGAATCTTACAAAGCCGCAGCCGGGATTCGAACCCGGATCACTCCTTTAATAGAGGATAACCGTTTGCTATCGACCTATTCGGTATGTTGTTGCTTACGGGGTATAAGGGTTTTGCCATTAAACTACCGCGGCGCTTTTATTTCAAATCAATTTCTTTCCATTTTCTTTCATGAACAGAATTGATAATTTCTTTATCTATAATACCCGAATGAACTTCTTTATGGCAATTAGAACAAAGCCTAACGCATTTTCTCATTTCTGAAATAGCTACATCCCAAGAAAGATGAGTTAGTTTTTCAATACCAATATTATAAACTTTGTTTCTTGGATCTATATGATGAAAGTCAATCGCATTTAGACACCGATTATATCCACATAGCCAACAAGAATTTCCAACCAACTCAACAAGTTTAGTTCTAACTGTTTGTGTTCTTTTTTTATAAACACAAGACTGGCAAAATCTTCTACGAACAAAATCTCCAGTTTTACCACATCCTAGACATTCTTTTGTGTTTCTTTTTGGAACATCAAGAGGTCGAGTGTTATGTCTTCCAAAAGGTGAACACTGAATGCAGTATTTACGGTTTCTAACAAATCTTTGTTTGCCTTCAACCATTATTCTAACAGGAAACTTTATTTGACATTTTTTGCAAATTGGCATAGCGAATTCTCCTTATATGGATCATTCGGCTATGAAGCTCAAAGTCCTTCAATTTTAACTCTACCATTGAGCTAACGCAGCGTACAGAACTGATATGTTGATGAACATAAGGGGTTAATTTTCTGTTAACCTTATGCTTTTCGACCAGTTCTAATCAGGGAGACAGGATTCGAACCTGCGACCTCTTGCTCCCGAAGCAAGCGTTCTACCAAGCTGAACTACACCCTGAAAGTAACCAGTATGGGGTTGAGAAGATGTTTTAGCGGCTTAAGAGGCCGCTGCTTTACAAGAGCGTTAATCTTACTCATTCGACTGGTTATAAAGTGGAGCCGAAGCGAATCGAACGCTCCCAGTTTCCTTGCAAAGGAATCTCGCCGCCTTGGTACATGCAGCCCCATATGTTAGTACATGAACGGCTCTAACTGCCGGTTAAGTTCTCGACTCATGCTGTGACTTAACAGACCTTTGCTAAGCCTACGAGAACCTATTGGAAAGCAGCAAGCCGGACTCGAACCGGCAGCTTTCTAAATTCCGCCTCTAAGGTTAAGAGGAATCGACACCTCACAGGAATCCCTCTCGGGGACACTCTACCATTGAGTTATTGCTGCATAAGTCAGGGTTGCTGGATTTGAACCAGCGGTCTTCTCGTTCCAAACGAGACGGATTTCCAAGCTTTCCCAAACCCTGAAAAGTCAGAGAGGAGAGATTTGAACTCTCAATTTCCTGTACCCAAAACAGGCGACCTACCAAATTGGCCTACACTCTGAAAGAGAAGCAAGTAGTCTGCGTAACTACACTTCAGGCTCCTAATTGCAAATGCTGTGCCTGCGTGCTTTTATTTTCCAGTACCCTTTGCAACCCTCATCATGTTACTTTCAAGTCTACTCTTCCGCAAGGCCTTGTCGGGCGTTTAACCCGCTCAACGTTTCTAGAGCCTTTGCAATTGTTACCTTTGCGGTTTTCGACAGGATTTCATCATGAATCCCTTCGCATACTCTTCTGGCGCTTTTACACCATTAGCTTCTAAAGTGGGACGGGTCGGATTTGAACCGACGATCCCATAATGTTCTTCTGCATGACAGTTTCTACAAAGAACAATACACTTTTTTACTTCATCAACTAAGTCTTGCCATTTCCTGCAAAGACCTTTTTCTGAAATACTAAAGCTCTTGTTTTTCGAGTCCTTATGATGAAAGTCTAATGCTTGAATGCATTTGTTGTAACCACATTTGCAGCAACATCCGCCAAGCATATCAACTAATCTTCTCTTTCGTTCATAACGAGCTTTTTGCTGCCATTTTTTATATTTCTCGTTATCTCTAAATCTCTTTTTTACAGGATCTTTTTCAACATGAAGCTTTCTTGTATTACCGCTTCCAAATGGAGAACAGGTCAAACAATACTTGCGACGTTGGAAGTTTCTTATTCTACCTTCAACTTCTATCTTAGTCTTAAACTCATTACCGCAATTCAAACAAGTCTTTGCCATACTGGATTCCTCCCAATATGACTTTCGACTTTGTAGCTCAAAATCCTTTATCCTTTTGGGAAAAATAATCTGAGCTACGAAAGTGGAGCAAAAAGGAGTTGAACCTTTACCTTCCCGTCTTCAGCGGGACGCGCAGACCCCTACGCCATTGCTCCAAGACATACCAGGGTTTCTAGCCTCTGGTATGAGTTTGGCATATTTACAGATTCCACGCAACCTCTTATACCGGCCCAATTAAGGGACGAAGAGTAATGCGTTTCATCTTTCGCGGTTTATCACCAGAGCCACGTTCGGTGGGTAGTAATTCCGCTGTATTCACTTTTCAAAGAACCGACCATTCTTTAGCCGAATGGTTTGAGCTAGAAAGTTTAGTTCCTACCAAAGAACCTTATTTCTACTCTAATGGGTTGACCCAGAATCGAACTGGGGACTTCTGTTCTTCAGACAGACGCTAGACCACTTTAGCTCTCAACCCTAATCGAACTTAGAAGTCATTTCTCTCATGTACTTCAAAGTTCGCTTCAGTATACTCTCTCTTATTCGCCTCGTCAAATTTCTTATTTAGTCTTTCTTGTGCTTTTTCTAACTCTTGAAGTTTCACAATGAGCGCAGAGAGGGTGTTACGCAGTTCGCTTTCTTTTATTGAATCTAGTAACAAGCTCATCATTCATTTCCAAGGTACTGTTCATTAGGAAGACTTCTATCGTCTTCGCTCTTACGGATTCACGCTCAAGACAAACTTCTTTCTTTCCAAGGGGCAGGTATGTTCGTACACCATTATTCTTGAACATTCTCTCCGCAGCTTTCTCTATCTTTGATCGCTCTTCGGCGTTGAATGTATCTCTGCAAATGTCATTGAATTCTGCGATTGCCATTTTGAAACCCCCTGTAAACGAAAAAGCCCAGCTTTCGCTGGGCCTCTGGTCTTCTATGCTGTTGGGTTCTTTTAGAACAGTTTCTGGTTACTGTCCTCCCAAAGCTAGAGCCAGAGGCCCGATCATATCGGGACGGCTATTAAAGCCGCAACCGGCAGCAAATCCTGCTGTCGGCTTCTGGGTATAGGTTTGGGACGATGACTGCAACATGGAACTGTTATCCTTTTGTTCGAAACGGCAACTAGCCGCCTCTGTCCATTACTCTACGCTGTATATCGGCAAGAATCCTTCTCTGATTGCAGATTTTTTCAAAATTTCCGCTCGAAGGCTCATTCTAGCTCAAAAACAAAGCTTTTTGCGTCAAGAATTTTGGTGTTTGCTTTTCACTTCGACCGAATCGTGCCAAACTCATTCGGTGTGAACAACATTTTCGTCAACATGAGCCGCATTGACTTTCTCTTTCCAGCTTTCCTTGATATTCGACTTCTGGAAAACAGTTTCCAGAATTTCTGTCTTCTGGTCAATGAAGCTAGAATAGTTTACAGTATCATACGGGTTGAAGACCGGAGCAGGCTTGTCATAGACAATCTTTGCTCCAGGGCAAGTTTCATGACCAGCAGACTTCCAATCCCAATGCTGGGACAAACCAACAACTCGGTCGCCAACGTAAATCGCCTCATTAATTTCATGCGTCACAATAATGCATGTAAAAGGAGGCTCTTCGCCGCGCTTCTTGGCTTCCTCATTCTCCGCTCGCAAAGTCAAAAGAAGGCGTTGCTGCTTCTCTCTATTGGCTTCGTCAAGAGCCGAGAAAGGCTCGTCCATTGCCAAGACTCGGGGCTTAGTAATCATCGCCTGGGCAATTGCAAGACGTTGCTGCATACCACCAGACAACTCATGAGGGTACTTGTATTCAGAACCTTTCAAGCCAACTTTCTCAATCCAATGAGCAGCTTCTTCAAGATGAGCTTTGCGCAACTTTCTCCATGCCGGATAAGCGAAGATCCGGTATGGAATGCTGGTATGCAAAAGCTTGAGGCCAAAGGCGACGTTTTCAATCGCATTCAGGAACGGAAAAACAGTCTTGTCCTGGAAAACCATACCAACGCTGGGGTTGGGCTTCACAACATCAACAAACTGGTTTTGGTCAATTCGAACAAAGAAGTTACCCTTCTTTGGTGGCATAATACCGCAAAAGCCCTTGAGCAACACGCTCTTACCACAACCAGAAGGTCCAACAAGAGACGTAATTGTTCCTGGTGTGACATCAAGAGTGATATCATGCAGGACTTTGTTAGATCCAAGCCAGTTATGGACCTGCTTAGAAGCTACGGCTGGAATAGTAGTCATTACGAGTTCCCTCTATACCATTGGCAAGCTTTGCGCTGAAGAATCTTGAGTCCCCAATCAGCAAAGAAGCCGAACATTGCGAGCATAGCAAGATAAGTATAAACAACATTCATATTGCTCAACTTACCCTGCATTCTGATTCGATAACCAAAACCAGAATCAGCGCAAAGACTTTCTGCCGCAATCAGAAAAATGATTGCAGGACCAACAGCGAGTCTAACTGCGTCGATTATATTCGGCAAGATATACTTGAATACGTTGCTTAGAACAGATTCCCAGGTAGAGGCTCCAATCGTATATCCCTTATGGATAAGCTGTTCTGGCATTTGTTTGACAGCAAGCATTGTACTGATAGCAATGGCAGGAGTTACGCCAAAGACGATCATTGCCACAAACATTTTCAGGTCAGTACCAAAGAGTACAAAGAAAACAACGAGAGCGCCTGTCGGAGTTACCTTTGAAAAGAAAGTAATAGGCCAGTTGAAAAAGGCCTCAATTCTCGCAAAACAACCCATGAGCAATCCAACAGATACTCCAATTGCAACTGAGAGAGCTATTGAAATGCTAAATCGCCAACCTGTAATAAGAGAATCAGAAACAAACCAACTCTTCATGAGAGTCTTTGTTTCAACAGTCCCTTCTGGCGTAAAAGTTCTTTCGATTCTGGGAGAAAAGATACTGACAAAACCTTCCTTGAACAACTTCAAGGTAGGCATGGTTGTGTTGTCAGGATTCTTACTATATTGAACATGCGCCATAACCATATAAGCGGCGACAATAAGCAAGACCGAGAGAACGCTGATAAAGAGCTTTTGCTTTTGGGAAATTGGCGTTCTAATCATCTTCATAGTAGATTTTCCTCGTTTCTAATAACCGGCGGCGCATTTCTGCGCTCGCCGGTTGCGGAGAAATAGCCAATGTCTATGCTTGGCTATTTGTTCTTACTTCTTCGTTCCAGTACCCAGGGGAGGGCTATCAAGAGGAGACTTACCGCCCTTGTGGGGAGTCTCTGCCTGAGGCATAACCGCCTTCATAAATCTGGAATCGAAGCGAACGTTTGACTTATCGTTGTTGGGGTCTGCGTTGTAGGAAACAGTCACAGGCTTGGTCAGAATACCAAGACGAGTGCAGCGATCAACAACGGTCTTCATGATGTCAGGAAGCGTTGTAGGCTTTGTATTGGAAGCGAGAACAGGGACGACCGCCGAAGAAACATTCTTGCCATCAACAAGAATCGTATCTCCCTGAGCAATCAAAGGCTTACCCTCAAAGAGAGCAACGCCCGATTCGGGAGACCCGAAGAAGCGGGTCTGCTGAACAACCTTTCGCATGTCCGCAATACCAAGGTTGCTAAACTTCTCGCCAATAGCAATCAACGTTTCGTCGCGAATCGACTGATCAGCACTATTAAGGCTCTTGTTGATCTCGTAGAATGTTTCGCAAATAGCAGCGGCAAATCGCTCGCCACCAGTCTTGTTCAGAACGTCCTCGCCGACCACAACCATGTCAATGACCTGGAATGGAATGGCTCGGGAGTCTTCGAGAACTCGAACGTCCTTGCGCTTGCGAAGCGTTTCAAGAACGAACGGGTTCCAGACAATGATGTTCTTGACCTTTGCATCATTGTTCTGAACCGCCTGCGCCGCAGCCGAAGGGTCCATGTTGCTGAACACAACATCAGAATCCTTCATGTTGTTTGCCTCAAGGATGCCCGCAAAGACAACCTGGCTAACGCTGGCGCTGAGGCCGTAAACGGTCTGACCCTTCAAGTCCTGAACAGACGAAACATTGTTCGGAACAATCAAAGCGTCACCGCCATAGCTCGTAGAGGTCGGAAGAATAGCAACCGACTTACGGCCCAAAGCAGGACTGAGAATATCCGTATTGGTAATACAGACCGCATCGACATCGTTGGAGGAATACGACTGAATGCAAGGATCGTAGTCCATAAACTTGAGAACGATATCGACGTTGTGCTTCTTCTCGACTGGACCCATGAAACCCTGGCGACCGTCGATGATGCCGCGAGACGAAGCAACATCAAGAATCGACCAGGACGGATATTCGCTCCAAGCGAGAGTAAAACTCGGAGGAGACGAAGCGGTTTGAGCCAAACACGCGGTTGCGCTAACAACGATTGCGAGCATTGAGAGAACGGTTTTCATCTGCATTTCCTTTCTTGGAAAGTTTAGTTGAGAAGCTGTAGACGCTAAAGATTAGCGGCGAACAGCTTCGGTTTGCTGGGTAACAACCTGAACGTCAAGGATGTTGCTATTCGCCGCTTCGAGAGCGGGAGGCGCGGGCGACGGCGAGATACCAACAAGAGAATCGAACTCGCTATTTGAAGCGGTACGCATGGCAACGTCAAGGTACTCCTGCTGAGCGCGCTTGGCGTCGGTTCCAGCGACCTGACCAGTAATCTTCGCAGCAGCCTTCGCTTCGGAGACAGCCTCCTTCATGCGAGTACGCTCGTTCATGATGTCGTTGGTGTTGGATTCGAGACCAGAAAGCATCTCGTTCAACTGACGCTCTTGCGTAGCGCTGATCATCTCGGCAACCATTTCGCCCTTTTCCTTCTTGAGCGTTTCAAGCTCTCGCTTGAGATTCTTCAAGGTAAAGAGATGGTTTCGGTTGGTTTCCTGACCAGCAGTGATTGCGTCTTCGAGTTCCTTCTTCGTCTTTAGTTTTTCGCCAAGAGTTGACGAAAAATCGTTGAAAGCTGCTCGATGCTGAGCATACTCAGGATCAGAAGCGGTATCCTTGCCAGCAGCCTGCAATTTGGTAGCGACCTGTTTGGCAATAGTGACTGCGCCGGTGCGGAAACGCTCGGTTTCTTCGATTTCTTTGTTAACTCGCGCCAGTTCGATTTCCTTTCTAGCAACGTGCGCCGAAACCGTTGACGCAGCATTGATATACTGCGTAATCTTTCCCTGCATGGTACGAATCATCTCGTCGTACTTTGCGTTCATAACATGGGGATTAGCGTCGATTGCCTTTCTCGCCTGATCAACTCGACCAGTGAGAAGATAACCGAACGCCTTAGCCCAACGACCGAGTGCTGAAAAAAGACTCATTGCTAAATCTCCTAATTGGCGGCTTGAGCGTATTGTGCTAACATTTCGGGAGCAATTCCAAGCTGCAAACTTGAGAGTTGTCCGTCAAATACCTTAGCAGCCTCAAGCCGACCAGAAAGCTGCTTTCGGATTTCGCCTTGACCGTTAGTGCGGTCTCCGATACCCTGAAACTCCGCAACAACCGTTGCTGCGCAGTCTACATTCTCTTTCGCTTCTCTTGCAATCTTATCGATCTGGTCCTGAATAGCTTTTGTAGCCTTCTTGCTAGAAGATACGGTTCTCTTGACGTTGTACAGATTAGGAATCTTCAAAAGGATCAGGTATGTCTGTTCAAGCAATTCTTTTGTAGAGTTGAGAACGTCAATCTGTGTTGCGTCTGTTGCGATGCTAGATTCTAGCACTTGTTGAAGGCCAAGAACATCGTTAAGAAGTGAAATCTCGTCCTTTGAAAGCTCGTTTCGAAGGTTTTTAATTTCCTGATTTCGCGCCAATCTATTCTCGGCAAGAATTTCTTTTTCAACTTTAGACTTGATTGCATCGCTGTTGAAAGCCCTGAACAAAGCCGTTCCAATACCAAAAGCAACACTACCAGCGGCAACGCCAATCGCCAATAAAGGAGAAGCCCCTAAAGCGAGCATTACTGCGCCGCCGGTGCCGCCTCCAATAAAAGGAAGTAGAGCGACGGGACTGATCGCGGCCTCCAAGAATGCTCTCTTTTGTTTTTGGTCAACGGTTGACATTTTCTACCCGCTAATTAGTTAGGGAGCTTGCCGACAACAAAACTGACGGCTTGCGATTCCCCTGAGTTACCAGAAGGACGGGAGGGGACGGCGATAATCCTGTGCTTTGCAAGTCCTGACTTCTCAAGATAGCTAACAACGGAATCAACTCGGTCCCGAACAAGTTGGTTGGCAATTTCGGAGTCTCCGTCGCTACGCGCTGCTCCAATAACAACGAGATAGTAGTTTGGGAAAGGGTTGAGAGCGGTGACAGCCTCGTCCAGCACTCTCTGCGATTGATTCGAAAGTTCAGATTTTCCTCGCCCAAACGTAATCGGTTCAACGGAAACTTCCTTGACAACAACTAGCTTTTCCCAATCGCTTGCGCTAATTGGCTTATCTCCTAGTGTTGCGTTTGAAGCATCAATACCCGTTGACGAGATTGGCTTGCCTCGAATAATTGGAGCAACAATATATCTGTAGACTCCAGCGCCTGCGCCGGCAATGAAGAGCCAAGCGCAAGCAGCAAACAAGATTCCTTTCTTAGTTCTCGTTTGCAACATAGCTTAGTTCCTCAAAGCAATGAAAATAATAGCTACAACGGCCACAATGATCAGGAAGACGATAATTGGCGCAGGAACTCCGCTCTTAGAAGATTGCTGCGAAGGTTGTTGCGCCTGAGGCGGTTCAGTATTCGGGGGAGTTGGCTGTTGAACAGCCGCTTCAAAAACCTTTGGTTTTTCAAAGAGAGGCTGGTTTTCATTATTGCCAAGCGTTGAAATAATACCTTTCGCCTGGTCTTCTGACAACCAACTGATCAACTCGAAATCGTCATTGCTTGTCGAGATATTAGAACCTGTCTCCGCTGTTACTTCCTCAAGCGCTTTGTCAAGCGCAGTCGTGTCGTTTGCGGCTCTATAAGACGTTGAACGCTTAGCAAGAGAGTGAGCGTTCGTCATTCCAACGCCAATAACGTCCATCGCTAGGCCTCTGCGAAGAACTTCTGTAGCAACCCTATCCATGAGTTTCTTATCATTGGCCTCGCCGTCAGTTACGACAATAAGTTGATACCAGCCATATCCAAGGTTCTTTTCTCGCTGCGCAAGAAGTTGGTCCGCTGCCTTCTGAATGTACTCTCCTAGAGGCGTACCACCGCTTGCTCCGATACCTGCGATTGCGTCATTAATGAGATCGTCATTCTTTGGCCCAATCGGAACAGGATTGGAGTTGCGAACATTGCCGAACACAAAGAGCCCAACATTGGTACTAGGGGGCAAAGCAGCAACAACCTTGCGAACAGCATTCTTGGCAGCGGCAATCTTTTGGATTCGACCGTTGCCAGTGCTGATGCTTTCCTCCATACTACCAGAGGCGTCAAAGACAATTACGATGTTTCGAGCATAAACATCGGTTCGTTCTTGGGCAAAAGCCGCAACTGCTAGCGCCAATACAGAGAGTAATGCAAAGACGAAGTTTTTCATTATTCGATTTCCTTTCTTTGTCCTGCTTGTTATGACTTGAGATTAGAAATCGAAGTCGCCCTGTTTTGTCGGCTCAGCAGTTACTCGAACAAGACGGAACTCGACGCGCATGTTCTGATTAGCTTCGCCAACATTGCGAGGCTTCGCAATGAGAGGCTCCTTGATACCAACGCCAGAAGGCTGGATTTGGCTCGGGTCAATACGCATGTTGTTCTTGGAAGCAAACTCGATAATTGACTTGCGAACAGCTTCCGCTCGTTGGCGAGACAGGTTGAAAGCTGATTGCATGGTATCGCGAGGGTTGATCGAGTTGGGAGCATTGTCAACAAGGCCATTCTCAATGGCATTGACAACTCCCTTTGTGTCATTCAGGTCGAATGCTTTGCCGTCAAGGTAGTATGAATAGTTACCAGTTGAACCGCTCTGCTTAAGCGAACCCTTAGCAACTCCTGCCTTCACAAAGTCAGCAAGCGTCTTAGTCGGGTCTGAGTGGCCGCGAACCGCAATAACAGCGTTACCAGCCTTGCTAAGAACGTCAATGACCCGCTGGAACTCTTGGCTGTAGTTATCAGCGTTGAAGTCGGTCTGATTCGGCGTAAACTGAATCGAGAACGAAATAAGGGTGTTTGCGTCAAGACCGCCAGAGTTAGTCAAAGCCTCGATTTCTTGCTGCAATGCTTCGCCTCGGAAACGCTCATCGCGCTTGACGGTTACGTTAGCGAGATAACCAGCAAAATGATTATCTGCATAGTCGAAGCTAGGCTCAAAGAAAGCTGCTCGATTACGAATATTGCCAAGGGAGAGCGAAAGGTCAAAGACCTGCTTCGAGACGGCGGCAAAACCAACAGGGTTGTTCTGCTCGGTAAAGAAGACAACGTTACCAGGATAGCCGACGAAAACTGCGTCAGCGACAAGACCCGCAGCGTCTTCTTCGATAGTCGGCAAGGCCTTCTTGCCGAAGATATCCTGCGACATCTTGAGAAGGGACAGATAGGCTTTAGAGCCTTTGCTGTCATACTCCTTCTGCATCTGCATGAGTTCTTCCGAAGCTTTCATGTAACCAGCAACGAACTTCGTAATCGCCTCGCGATTGCTATCGAAGTAATCCTTGCGGCAAACATAGAAGTCGGCAACAGAGCGAGAAAGCTCGCTTGTAGAGGCAACGACACGAGCGCCTTTATGCGTTCCCTCAGCGCCAGAGCCAACATTCTGCAAACCGCCAGTCAAGGCGATCATGTCGGGAGTAATGACGAAAGCAGCGTCAACATCTTGACGACGACGAAAAACAGTAATCGGAGAATCGCCGTCGCCCGACAAGTCTTTCGTATACATGACCTTGATATCATTCCAGGTCAGGTTCGCTGTCTTGAGAATGTCGTCAAGCAGTTTGATGTGCGGGCCTTCGCCTTGGATAGCGATAGTCTTTCCTTTGAGGTCAGCAAGAGTTTTGATACCAGGTTTGACAACAAGGTGGTCTCCCTTACTCCAAGTCATATGGAGAATCAAAACCTGCTTGGTACGGGGGTCTGAGTTAGTGATATCCGAAGCTCGGGCAAGCATGTCGCTCGTTCCTCGAAGGAAGGGAGACTTGCCGCTCATATAGTCTCGGACTTGCTGAACAAAATCGTCAGCGGGAACAAGGTTCAGATTCAGCCCTTGGCGAGCAAAAATCGAACCTTGAGCAGTACGAAGACCGCCGTTCGCATGGAAAGTGGCAACGTCGCCGCCCCAGAAAATGAATGGGGTTTGAACAGGTCCGGTGTTCGAGACTTCATTGACCTTGACAGGTCCAACAATGTCTGAGAACAGACGGTTCTGCGCAAAAGAGGCTTGCGCAAACACGGTCAAAACAAGGACCAACAGGAAAAGTCTTTTCATCGCTATTTCTCCGCTACTTTGCTCAATATCGGCCAACCGCTATTGGCCTTCACCGAAGCATAGGGAGAGCGATTCCACTTTTTCAAGCGCTTGCTTCGTTTGCCTTCAAAAATTCCATTGCCTTTGCTTCAAACTCTGCTCTAGCGACAAGGGAGAAGTCTGCAAATATATCCAAGTGGCATTCTTTGGCCTCTTTGACAATCACAATATCCTCAGGAAGTATATCCTCATAGGTCGGATTGTTTGCCTCTTTTTGCTCTCGGATTATCGTGTCATAGATTTCTTTTGCAGAGAGAGGGGAATTGTATCCAAATGCTCGTCGTCTATTGAGCAGGTCTTTTGCGATGGCTTTCTTTTCGCCAACAAAACTTCCTGTCAGCTTGTTGTATCTTGACATTTTCTGTACCTTGATGATATCGCCATAGTCTTCCTTGTCTCCAAACTCAAAAAGCATGAGAGTCAGGTCTTTGATTGGGAAAAGGAAATCATCTGCGCCGCCAAGGACATTTTTGCGAAGAACGACTCGAACTCGCTCTTTAAGCGATTCGTCATTAAGTTCTCGAATGACTTTTTCCAAGAAAGGCTGAAGAGAATCATAATCCTGGTTTGAAACCTTATCTGTATCAATAAGCTTACAAAGAGTGGTATTTAGATACCAGAGCATTGTCCCTTTTTTAGCATTGAAACTGAAAGAGGTATTAGGGGCAGGCATTGCCTTGCCATGTAAAGCCTTAATAGCGTTATTGATCTCTTCATTGCCGATATCTCTTCTCTTCATAACGCCCTGACTCATTTCATAGTCAACGTCAAGAGTTTCTTTTGTACCTTCTGTTTCCAAAGCTGAAACTACATCTTCCGCTATCTTCTTTGCATTTTCGTCGATTAGTAAAGCTTTTAGCTCGCTCATTTACTCTTCCTTTTTACTAACTGCCTGTTTCATCAGATACATATTCCTGACAGCTTCTGCTTGTTTTACAAAGTTCTCGTCTGACAAGAATCTTCCTAAGTACGCTTGCGCATGAGACGAATCTGGTCCGTGATCATTGACAAGCATTGTGTAGGTGCTGAGAGACGGGAAATCTCTATGACCTGTTTTGTACATACTCATAAGTAGTCTCCTTAAAATAGGACTTCACTAATCTTTATTCCAAGGAGCTTCGCTATTTTCCTTCAAATCTTGCGAAACCCGAACTCTTAGAGTATAAACCTTGAGGCCTCTTGATTGCGCCTGGTTTATCATATTAAGAGTTCCCGGACTCAGACCGTCCCATACAGCAATTAAAGCATCGGCATAATGGGCCATTTCGGTATTGCGCATAATCCCCGCTTTGCGACCATGAGACTCCCAATCAGCAGGAAAGATCTTAAGAGATATGCCTTTTTCTTTAGCATATCGTTCTCCAAGAGAGTCAACTCCTCTTGCTCCTCCCGAAACAACCTCTGTTATCTCAAAACCAGAAGCTTCAATAGCGTCAAGAAGCGCCTGATATTCAACAATATTCCTACTACCAGCAATAATCGTTTTCACTGCTTCGCTCCTTCTTCAATAGAAAGCAAGTCCATAACCGTTTGAGCATATCGTCGCCAATCATATTCCGTAAGAGCAGAATCACTATTAATTGTGAATCTTTCATATCCAGATATTGAACGAATATTTAGCTTCTTGTCAAATAAATCTTTACGGGTTTTTATGGAACCAGCGATTTCCAAAGGAACATCAAATACAAGCCAACTTTTATTACAATCTTTTAGATAATTCTCTAATAAAGCTTCGTTTGAAGGCCAATAAGTTCTATACAGAGGATTAGCATAATCAACGGTTGTTCCGTCAATGTTTGTAAGCTTAATACCACCGCTTTTGATATTTTTCTCTTCTCGTTTGATTTTGTTCCAAAGATCATTAATTTGATCTTTTGTTTTATGGAACGGAGCAAAAAAGCTTACAACTCTACATTCTTTTTCAAGTAGAGAGTTTGCAAATATTCTTATAGGAGCGTCAACCATGTTAATCATATCTTTTGATAGATATGGTCCAGTCTGCTTTGAAAAATAGGATACTCCCTCTTTCGAGAAAAGACGAATATATAAGTAAGGATTTTCTACAGGAATCTTTGTACTATAATCTTTGTCCATAATTGTTCTCCAGTTAGTAGCATCGTCAGTCAAGGGATTTTTTCACAAATAGCGAAAATTACACTATGGGATGGTATAAACAAGCATCAAAAAATCATGCCCCTATTTTTGAGAGTTCTGGTAAAATGCAGGACTCTTGGAATACTAATTTGGGCGACTATCAAAGATGGGTTGTCGATGCCTACACGGCTTCTGCTTATCTAACCAAAACAAACTACAAGATATCTGTTTCCATAACCGTAAACAAAGTTCATCTTGGAACAATTATGCTCCAAATGTTCTGGAAATACAGTCTTGACGAAGAATCAGAGGCTCGCAAGACTTTTAAGGAAGTTTGCAAAGCTCTTAATAAGATTTTTGGAGAACTTGCAGACGAAGAAGCCCCGTCCGCTCTATACGAAAGCATGATACGGCATGATTGCGGTCAAATAGATAAAGAGCATATTGCTAAAACAACAATACCTCATATCAACTGGTCGCAAGACGTAAAGTATGAAAGAGATTGGCGAAGCTCCATATATGGAAATCGTTATCCAAAACCAGAAGACACAAATGCATTCTAAGAATCAATATATTAATGGATTAAACTAACTAATGTGGTATAAGCTAGCACAATCAAAGATCATGTATATTATGAGAGGGCCTAGCGGCGCTGGCAAAAGCACAACAGCGAAAGAACTCGGGATTAGTGGTACTACATTATCTACAGACGATTTTTGGATAAAAGACGGTCAATATATGTTTGTTCCATCAAGAATTGCAGAAGCCCATCAATGGAATCAGCAGAGAGCAAAAGAATGTCTCAAGAAAGGTATTTCGCCTATTATTATTGATAACACTAACATTGAGGCATGGGAAATGAAACCGTATGTTCATATGGCTCAAGAGTTTGGTTATCAGATTAGACTTGTACCAGTAAAAGTTACAAACACAGCCGAAGAACTTGCCGCCAGAAATAAACATGGAGTTCCTCTAAATATTATTCAAGAAATGCTCCAAAAATATGATCCCAAAATTAATATAAGAGACATTTTGAGGTCAAATCCTCCTCAAATATAAAGGAATCCTTGTTTAGATATTCGATCATGCCCTTTGTTTGCTAACCGGAGATTTACTTCAATGCATAAAGAACCCATTAAGATAGTTGTTATTGATAATGAAAATGAATTCTATGAGTTCATTAAAGAGTGTATTACTCTTGAAGCTTTATCATTTTATGGGGAAGATTGCGAATGTATAGAAGTTGAGCATTCTAATCAACATGATATATCAAGTTTTGATTATGACATATATGTAGTTGTTGAGCAAGACAATGAGCCAAATAGTGCGGACGAAGTAGTTTCGCTAATAAACTATATCAGAAATAAAAAAGGGCTTGGACCTCATATCTTTGTGGTCACAAGAAATAGCAATCCTATTCTACTAAAAAAGCTTATAGAAGTAAATATAACAGGATTGATAGATAAGGACGAAAAAGATTGTTCGGTTCTTGCAAAATCCATGCATAGAGCATTTGAGACTAGAACTGCAATATGTAAAATTTGCGAACTAAAAGATAAAATTGAGAAAATATAAGCGTGTGGTACAAGTTTGCACAACCTGATCTAAGAACAAGTCTTAATGCCTTGAGACCTCAGCTTGCTGCGGCTGCTCAAAAAGTCTATGACGAATGGAATGTTATTCCTGGGCAAGAAATAGACGACGACCTTAACGGCGGCGGTATATGCCAAGACATTGCTGAAGCGATTGCTGGAGTCATAAACTCAAACCTGCCAAATGTTGAAGTTCAAACAGTTGATTCTCAAGGAGTAGGCGACCAACACGTTTGGACATGCGCATGGAATGAAGAGTCATGCTTTGACGTTGACATCTCGCCTTATATATACGAAAGAGGCGGAGGCTATAATTGGACCAAAATACCAGGAGTAGTCTTTAGCCCTAACATGATTTCAATAACGCCTCAAAGATACAGACCGGAGAGCTATTAATGTGGTATATAGAGGCTCAGATTGAAGATAAAATCAAGAAACTTGTAAAGAAGTTTCCTGGTAATGGTATAAAGATTTGGATTATGAAGAATCCAAAGAAAATCTTTATTAGCTTTGGGGATTGGGCCGACGATATTGGCCGCTTCCTCAAAGAGCTAAAATGGTCTGCTGGCGGGGCTTATGTAATTGACCACGACTTTGAAGTTGGAAGTCCTGCGCCTGATAAAAGAGAATGGAAAAAAGTTGTTTGATTACAACTTAATCTTGCTCTTCTTACGGTCAGAAACCTCATTGAACTTCTGAATAACACAGTCAGCAAGATCAATACCCATGCTTGCGGCAAGCAAGTCAAGATAACATTGAATATCAGCAATTTCCTTTGCAAACTCTTGCTGAGGAATCTTCTGTCCTCGACGAGCCTTCTTAATGAAGTTGCAAAGTTCTCCAACCTCTCCAGCAAGAGCGCAAGCCCAATCAGTTGCAGTCCAAGAATTCAACTTATGGAAGTGTTTCTCGCAACGAGCAACATTAGCTTCTCTTAGCTGACTAAACCTAAAATCCTTAATTTTAGAACGACGATAATATTCTAATTCGTCTTTCTTTTCATCTTTCCCAAGTTTTCGATAATTTCGCAAATCTTCTCCTGAAAGCTTCATCTCTATTTCTGCTGCTGTAAGTTTCATCTTTGTCTTCTTCATATTTTACTCCAAATGAAAAGGGCGAGAGCCGAAGCCCTCGCCCTCAATGCGACGGGAACTCTATATCTTATGTCGTCTTAGACGATTTGGAACTTGTCTTATTCACGCTATCTTTTGGATCTGGATCTTTTGTAAAGTCAGCAGGACCATTTGAGCTAAAGAAATTTACTGAAGCAGAAGCGATAGCTACCTGGTCGTCATCTGCAACAGATCTAGAAAGATTATCAACATACAAGGCTCTGGCGGCGCTCAATCCGCTAAAAGCGCTCTTTGTTCCGACTCCAGTGCTTGCATAAGAAGCAACGTTGGAAACAGAAATATTATACTTCTTAGCGACTTCCATAACGTCTTGATTAGCGCCAATGTAGGTTACGGTCCAAAGAATCTTAGAACTCTTCTTGAACTCCTCGTTCATCTTAGAGATATCTGAAGCGCTATACTGCTTGCTTCTATTTTCTTCGCCGTCAGTAATAACGGTCAAAAGAACATTGATAACATCGTCATTGTCTTTATTATCTGCGGTAAGTTCTTCCTGCATGCGATACATCGTGCGTCCCATTGCATCGCAAAGAGCGGTATAACCGTCTGGAATATAGTCTTGGTCATTTAGTTCTTTAAGAGAGGCAAGACTTTCTCTCCAACAAACATTCTGATTTTCGTCAGAAAAAGTTACCAGTGTAACTGTATGAGTTTGAGACGGGTCTTTACTTGCAAGTTGGCGAATATTCGCTATAGTTTCATTAAATCCGCTAATCGTCGGACCCTTAACAGAATTCATTGAACTGCTTTTATCAAGAATAATAGCGTGATGGAACTGAACCTTTTTAGGGGTTGTTACAACTGCTGATTTCGATTTTGATTTCTTTGGCGACGACTTCTTTGCTTTCTTCGGCATATGCTTTTTCCTTTTTTATTGTCTTAAAAAGAAAGCGGGCGACCGGATTCGAACCGGCAACGGTCTGCTTGGAAGGCAGAAATTCTACCATTGAATTACGCCCGCATTAGGCAGGATTTCACTCCCGCCCTATCCTCTATCGTTTAGAATAGAGGTGTGTCCCTTATGTTGACACGATATGTTTGTTATTTTTTCCAGCTATTGATAAGCTTTTCAACTTCTCCAGCGCCCTTGTTATATGCGCCAACAACCTCAGAACGGACAGCTTCAATATGCTTTTTGTTGTTCTTTCCGAACACCATAACAAGCAATCCACCAACGACAACACCTGCAATCATTCCTAGTATGAATCCCATTTCTAAGCCTCCTTTTCTAGGTCTATGACAAATAGCAAGACCTCTGTTTACTTATTCGGCAAAACGCCGCCTTCTTCCTTTATTTCTATTTTAGGCTTTCTTTTATAGGGCTCGTTAGTTGTTGTTCTCAAAACGTAGCCTCCCTTGCCGTCAAAATGACCTGGCTCCCAGCGAAGAATATGACCCCGTTCTCTAAGACGATTACCGTAAGGATTCGAACCGCCATGACGCATCATGGTCTTAATATTCGTTTCAATACGAGTCCGCCAATTGTTTGCCTGCTTTTCAACAACCCCTGTATCCTTGACGGCTTTGACTTTGCTTTTATTCTTGAACCGTTCCCATTTTTCAGGATCTCTATCTTCAAGCAAAGCAGCAACCTGGTCAACAAAGTCATGAAGACGAAGAGGATTATCGTGATTTTCGTAACCAACTTTCAAAATTGCCCAGTAGCATGAACCCGGCTGCGCAGGTACAATAAAAGACAATTCTCCGTCTTCGACAATATCAAGAGTATTCTCGTCCTTGTGCAGGAAAGAATAGTTTCTCTTCTGCGAAACAACATTATCTGAAACCGTCAGTTCGCTCATGCATGACTCCAATACTAATGGTATTCATTCAGAACCGCACAAATACTAATTAAATCAAGCATCCAGTTTGGTTTGGTATTCTTTTACTATTTGTGCAATATCCTCTTCAAACTGTTTCACTTTGAGAGTATCTTTCGCTCTTTCGCACCGGATGACATAAGAAGGATGATATGTAGAAAAAGCCCACATAGAATGTCCTGCAAAACACAATTTCTTCCATGATCCTCTACAGTTGGTTATACCCTCAAGTCCCAATAAGTAGTAAAGGGGAGTGCCACCAAGTGTAACCAAAATTCTTGGTTTAACTATTTGTATTTCCTGAGCTAACCAGGAATCCCTACAATTGGAGATCATCTCTTTGTCAGATGGAAACTTATTATTTAGCGGTCGGCAGGGTATGACATTTGAAATAATAGTTGTTTCTTTATTGAAGATTTCAGGATACTTGCGAAGTTCTTGTCTTATTCTTTGTCCAGCTTGTCCTACAAAAGGTTTCCCCTGCTCAATTTCGTCAGCACCAGGAGCCTCGCCAACAAACATAAAGATTGGATTTTCAATACAGCCCTCTGACTGGACAACTTGCTGGTAATGATTGAATATAGAACACTTTCTACAGTCGTTTTTATCTTTCGCAAACTTCTCATAAGCAGTATTGCTTCCGCACAACTGAGAAGACAAAACTTCTAGAGAAAAAGGCGTCGGCATAGCGTGATATCGAAAAGATAGAAACAAATGAAGTCGAAAACACGACATGAGCGAGGATATTCAACCTTCCGCAGAGTTAAATGAATTATTACCACTTGAAGGCTTGAAAATTGAATGTTATCGCCTCAACGACAAGGGCTGGGATATTGCCCCAGCTTCGTCTCGTAGAGAGTGGATGGCTGATACCAAGGGGCATGCGCTCAAGTGTTTGCCTTTATTAGCTGCTTCGCAAATGGGATGGACAATTCATAGCCCAACCGACTTCTCTGTAATTTGGAATGGCGAGCCCAGCGCTAGCGCTACAAAGATAATCATAGAAGATAAAGAGTTTGAACACGGTGTTGTTTCCCATTTTGGTCATGGTATCTTTACTTTCCAACTTCCTTATTTATTTAGAACAAGCAAAGAAGTCGGTCTTTTTGTAAGAGGGGCGAGCAATTTTTGGGTTGAAAATGCGACTGCTCTCGATGGTTTTGTTGAAACTAACTGGTCAAACTACTCGTTTACTATGAACTGGAAAATGGTCGCCCCGCATAAGATTGCAACCTTTAAGAAGGGAGATCCAATATGCATGCTTATGCCATATCCAATAAGACTACTTGAGAATGTAAAACTAACATACAAACCCTTTCAGGAAGCCCCTGCTAAAATGCAATCTGTTTTTAATGCATGGTATAAGCATCGGGCTTCATTCAATGCAAACCCAAATCGTAAATCTGGTGATTGGCAAAAAGATTACTTTCATGGTAAAAAATGTCCTTTCTCTGGAATGGGCGAAGAAAACATAGGCGATCCACATCGAACGAAGTTCAATTTGCCACGATTTGAAGAGTCGTGAAACCATTTCTCGAATAACGATAATAAAGCTCTGGAGTAATTAAAAATGACTTGGTACAACAGTGTTCCGTCTAATCAGGTGCTTGATAACTGGATCAAGTTCAAGTACAACGTTCTCTTTCATGGGCGTCATGGAGTCGGTAAGACTTCTATGATTTTCGATGCTTTCAATCGAGTAGGGTGGGAACTGGGTAGAGATTTCTTATACTTTTCTGCCGCAACCATCGATCCCTGGGTTGACCTTATCGGCGTTCCTGCAAGAGTAAAGAATGAAGACGGCGAAGAAGTCTTGAAACTCATTCGCCCAGAAAGTATCCACAACAAAACTATCAAAGCTTTTTTTGTTGACGAGCTTAATCGTTCTCATAAGAAGGTTCGCAATGCTCTCATGGAACTTATTCAGTTCAAGTCTATCAATGGACTTAAGTTCCCTAATCTTGATATTGTTTGGGCAGCCGTCAACCCTGACGAAGACGACGTTCTCAAGTTTGACGTTGAAAAGCTTGATCCTGCCCAAGAAGACCGATTCCAGATTCAAGTTCAAATACCTTACGAACCTAGCGAAGCTTACTTCTCTAAGAAATTCAACAATCCAGAAATGGCAGAGGCTGTATGTAAGTGGTGGAAGAGCCTTGCCGATAATGTCAAGCCAACTGTAACTCCAAGAAGGCTTGAATACGCTATCGACGTATATCGCAATACCGGCGACATACGCTATGTCCTGCCCATCGAGGCTAATGCTCCTCTTCTCAAGAACGCAATTGAAACAGGCAATCCTGAAAAAATGCTTAAGAGGCTTATTGCGATAGGAGAATCTGCTGAGCCTGAGATCCGCAAATGGCTTGCTATTGAGAACAATCTCAACGCTGTTCAGAATATGATTTGCACTGAGCGGCAGGTGTGTTCTAAGGTTCTTCATCTTCTCTCTGAAGAGAGACTTGTTTCTTTTGCGACAAAGCATAAAGTTGTTATTGACCAGCTAAAATCTGAGCCTAAGAAGTACGAGAGAATTATCAGAGACCTTGCCAAAAATTCTACGCAAAAGATGCTCAAGGAAACTTGCGCCAAACTTATCCCTCATCTTGATTCCGCTGATAAACTTGCTGAAAACATAAGCATCCCAACTAAGTCTCCGTCTGCGCTAGCTCTTACAAAAAGAAAGAAGGCTCAGATCTTCGCTAACTACAGAATCAGCAAGAGCGAATCTATTTCGTTCATTGGGAATCCGCCCGCCAATATCGTTCAGCAAATTTCTATTATCGCAACGGAATGTTCATTCGCTTCTAATTCTATGCAGAGAGCAGATATTCTTCAAAAGCTTGGAGAGATTGCATACCCAAGCATGAGTAAACAAGAAGCGGATATTTGCGTCAGAATGGTCGAGTCAGTTGCCGGCTACCTAACTGGCGACGAATATATAATCAAATACCTTCCTGTAATCAATACGTGCGTTACCGCATGGGCAGTCGCCTATAACACTGATTCTGTCGAAACGTTATTCAAAACCGCTCCATACCTTGTTGCGAACATTCTTGTCAATGTCGCAGACGATTCGTCTAAATATGGTGTTGGTATTCTTGAAAAATATAACGACAAGACTCTTACAGAAATCCCTGACGAAATAGATAGCAAGCAGAGCGTTGAAGCTCTGTTCTAAGGAAATAACATGCCAGAAGTTAACGAACAATCAAAAGGCGTAATAATAGATTACGCCCCAGGCGATATGACTGAAGAAGAGAGGCGGTCTCTTCTTGGCATGAATATTGAGGACGAGTTCAATGCGATAAGCAGAGACCTCGATAAGTTTCATGCCATATTTTACCAGATCTGGGAAATGGGATATCCCAGGCTAACCTTTGACGTTCCAACAGCAGCAGTTGGTTTTGACAAAAAAGGTCGCAGAATTGAGTTTATGTTTAATCCTATCTTCTGGAAAGAAAGCGACACTTATACAAAAGAGTTTGTTATCTGTCATGAGTGTTTGCACGTTATTCTCAATCATGGAATAAGAATTAAAGATCTCAAGGGAAAAGAATTTTGGGCAAGAATAGCGAACTACGCTCTTGACGTTGTTATCAATCACATGCTCGTTGATAAGTTTAATTTTGATCGTTATTCAATTCAAGATCAGGACAAATATTGTTGGATAGATACGGTATTCGGAAAAGATCATAAGCAGGTTGAACGCAACAGGGCGTTTGAGTATTACTTCGGCCTTCTTAAAGAGAAGATTGTTGAAGATGTTTCAACAATGGAACTCAAAATCAAAAACGCAGACGGTTCCGTTTCTGATGTTGGCGGCGGAATGGTTGATATGCATGATTTCCTTGAGGGACTCGATAATGAGTCTCTTCAAAAGGAAATCGAAGAACATATCAATAAAAATCTCAATGATTTTGATAAGAAAGATTTTATTGATAAGCTAAGTAAAACCGGCGAAGGCAAAGAACAAATAAAGGAAAATAACAACAAACAAGCCGGAAGCATTGCTGCTGGTATTACATTCAAGATGAATCTTTATGAAAAGATTAAGAAGAAGAAGAAATGGGAGACTGTTATCAAGAAATGGTCTATGAAGTTCATGAAAAACGAACAGGGCATTGAGCAGTGGGCTAGAGTAAACAGAAGAATTAGCGATTTGCAAACCAATCTTTTGCTACCAAGCGAAATTGATGAGCAGCATATGACTCAAGACCGAATTCAAGTTTGGTTCTTCTTAGATGTTTCTGGTTCTTGCGTTCATCTTAAAGATCGTTTCTTTAGAGCGGTTCGCAGCTTACCTGAAGACCGTTTCTTGGTCAAACTTTTCTCATTTGATCATGAAGTTTACGATGTTGATATCAAAAAGGGCGAAGTTTACGGCGGCGGAGGAACCTCTTTCTTAATTCTTGAGAATCGTATACAGTCCGATATCAAGAAAGAGGGGCTAAAATACCCAGAAGCCGTCTTTGTTATGACTGACGGGCACGGCGATAAAGTTTTTCCGCAGTTTCCCAAAAAGTGGTATTGGTTCTTAAGCGATAACTATAGATATTGGATTCCGCAAGAATCCAACATTTACAGTCTAAAAGACTACGAATAAACAAAGGAGCAGTAGCCAGAAATAAAGAATAGAACTCATACCTATTTGGAGTGAGTTAAATAATGGCTACTAGCGACAAATTCATACAAAGCATGGTCGAACTTCTTGATAAACTGATCGAAAATCAGTCCAAGAACGCTTCATTATTGAGTGAAATAAAGTTTTCTTTAGCTGAACTCAGAGAAGAGCAAGAGAGGGTTTTAACAAATCTTAGAGATAAGCTTCCTGATCAAATATCGAGAGAACACGAAGAGTATTATAGCAAGCTTACTGCTGTAATATCTAAAATAGAAACAGCAAATAATCGTCTTGCTGAGAATGTCAAATATTCTCAGGAAGACAATGTAACATTTAAAACAAGCATAGATCGTAATAACAAAAATATAGAAGAATATACAGCTATACTTAAGGCGATGAAAGAAAAAATAGAAGAAAAAGACGATAAAAAAGAAGAGTTTGAAAATATCATAAAAGAAATTAAAAGCGTAATAGACGCAGTTAAAAGTAAAAAAGCTTGGGCCGCAATTATCGTCGCTGCTATAACAGCTTTGGGGACTATGGTTGCCGCAGTTGTTGCAGGGTTTGATAGTATCAACAAGAATATAGATGACAAAAAACAATCTATTATTCAAGCACTACCGCAAAACCCTCCTACACCAGCCCAGCCTAATCCATAAAGAGGGAATTATGCGAAAGAAGAACTGTGTCTGCAAGAACTTAGCAGCTTCAATAACGACAATCCTCGTTATTGAAGAAGAAAAACAGATAAGCAACAAACTTGCTTCTTTATTAAAGGGCGCAAATCTAAGTTCTTCAATAAAATTGCATAATAGTAATGGGTCTAGTATTAAGTGTTACGATATTTACGTTATTAAAAACAACCATTCTTCAATCGAAGAAAAAGTTAAACTTATCAAAAAGATATATAGATCTAATCCCAAAGCTTGCGTATTTATTCTAAATGAAACAGAAGAAAACAAAGTTATTATTTCTGATAAAATTCAATCATATATTGATCCAATAAAACTCGGGGTCGTTCTTGAACCAACTACTTCTAAAAATGACGAAGAACTAAATGATATAATCAAGTTTGTATCTTCAATAGAAAATACAAAAAAGAAATTTGTATGCTTATGGCAAAAGTTAGAAACTGCATAATTATTGGAAATATAATAAATGACCATTCTCGTTAGGAATCAACCATTAGATCCAAAGCTGCAATTTGTGCTTTTTATTAAGCCATACAATGACAATCACGCTATAAGTATTCATCCAAATGTAACAATACTCGCCAGGTCGAGGCCAGACAATATCAATCTTGATAAACCGCCAGGTTTTTCAAACTATGTAGTTAATAATCTTGTCTATTACAGCGTACAAAATGCAATTAATCTTGGCAAGAGATGGGCCGATTGGTTTCAATATCAAGGTCTCATTAGAGGGTTAGGAAGCGCTTATAACGGGCTTTATGGCGGCGGTATTTTTGCCCAAAATTGGGGAACAACCACAAGAAACTTCAGCCCCAAATCTCTCATGTTTAATCCGTCTGATAGGGCTAGCGGATTCGATGTTGGATTTCATGCAAACTCCACTCTGCGAAATCAAGGCACGCTACCAGACGGGTCTTTAACCTTGGGCGATTTTATTAAAACCGCATTTCAAACCATGAAAACGGAATGCGACAGCAGAGATTTATGTTATCCCCTTTATATATGTTGGGGTTTGGAACAACGAATAAGCGCCGCAGCACAAGTCGGAACTCAAGTATCCAATGTTGGTTCAGCCCCTTGGATCGCGGCTACAACTAGTTCAAAATTCTCAACTGAAACAGTTTATGAAGAATGGGACGGCGCTGCTTGGACTGGTAAAACAATGTCAGACGCCTGGAGCGCGGCGGGGTTCCCAAGTCACGATCCAAACGTATATTGGTTTCAGGGCATTAATAGAAACTGGTGTTCAAGAATGCAGCCATTCTATGAAATGATGAATGATCACGCTCTATCAAAAGCTCTTTACGAGCCTGCTAAAGAAGTTTTTCCAAATATAATATGCGGAAACTATGGAGTTAGTTTTGGCTTATCTTCTACTCAAAGCAATCAAATGTGGTCAAATCAAAATAACTGGTGGAGATATCCTAAATCGGATTTTTCAAAAAACAGATATTTTAAAGGCGACTATTCGAGTCCTATATGCTACTGTCCTGATCTAACATCAAATGACCCTTCTAAGTATTCTTCTGCATACAATGTTTCATATCCTGCTCCTGAGTTTTCAGGGCATATATTTGGAGCAACGAATAAAGACGTATACAGAAATTACACAACTCAAATAGTAAGGGCGGCCTCTGCTAATGATAATCCTATTCAAGTTATGCCCTGGATAGAATCTCCTCTTGAGGGAACGGCAAAAGAACTTTATCCAATTTATATTGCTGATAAAAACGATATACTTTATATTATGCAACAACACTACTCGCTGGGAGTAAAAGCCTGGAATGTTTTCAATCCGTCTCACGGCAACGCAAGTACATCCCAATCAAGATGCGATCTTTTTGTTGAAACTATAAATGATTTCAAAAAATGGATGCAATCACAAACAAAGACAGCAAGAATAAGGATAGTTAATTGATATGATAGTTAGCACGAATAAGATCTAATGCTATAACAATCAAAAATAGAAGATAGTATTGAAAGGGAAGTCATGATATTACTCAAAAACACCGCAAGTCAAGTTATTTACTCAAAACTTATTGATACTCTAACAGAAGAACCTGTTACTGGAGTTCTCTCCGGCTCGTTGAGCGCTTATATATCTAAAGACGGGGGAGCAGAAGCTACTGTTTCTAATTCCATAACAGAAGTTGGGCATGGAATCTATAAGCTAACACTAACCCAATCAGAAACAAACTGCGATACTGCTGTTGTTAATTTTGTTCACACCTCTAATGCTCAATATCAGTTTGAAACTCTTTATTTTCAAACGACCGAGGCGAATCCAAGTGTAAATGTCTTACAAAACAATGACAAGACAGGCTATTTCCTTGATAATGCTCAAACCTTCAGCACTTCGGGCAGCGTAGGTAGCGTTGCTGACGCAGCTTCAATAAACTCTCTAATTAGAAACTCGACTTATGACGGAGTAACTCAAGAAAAGATATTTGAAATGATACTGGCTTTTATGGCCGGTAAAGTTGTCGTAACAGCCATTGATCCTAATACAAGGCTTATATCATATAAAAAGAGAGATGGAACAACAGAGAGATTTAGTGTCACAGTATCTACTGCTGACGGCTCTAGAGCAAGCGGCGGAACCATTGCCCCATAAGGAGGAAAGATGCTCGATAAGCTATTAAAACTTACCACACCTATTCATGATTTAACAGAAAACGGAACTCAAAAATTTTCGAATGTAATAAATAATATCGGAGTTGAAGCATGCAATATTCGATCCCCTCGTTCAGTATACCCCTTTTCGCTTTACCTTCGTTCGGCCTCCCAGAAACACCAGGCGAGAGTTCGGGTTTACAAAACGAAACCATAATTGATTTTGAATTTTACATTTATGACATTAGCTCGGCCATAACTCCGGAATTATACAAATATCTCTCGGACCAGTATGGTTTTGCTTATCATGACGCCAGATATTCTCTAAATAATATCAATCAGGCTGTTACCCATGTTGCTCAACTCAATAATCCTGATGCAAAAATAGATTTACTAAAGCCGCTAAGAGGTACGCAAAAAGACTTTAATCAGAATAAGATTATAGCAAATCTATATCCTGCTGCTAAAAAACTAAATAAGCACGTTCTAGATAGAACTGGAAAGATTAACCTTAATGATTGGCTTTCTGAAAATGAAGTCAAGGTTCTGCGCGATTGGGCAACGCTCTGCGAAGAAACAGGTATAATTATAGACGAAGAGAACATAGTCGTTGAAGACTAAACGAATTTCTCTTCTCCATTCTCAAATAAATGAAGAACTAAACGACCATTAGTTGATAGATAATATCTTTCAATTACTATTTGGCCGTCATGTACTTTTCTGTGGCATTTACAACATAGACAAGCGCTGTTTTCTCTCGTGTAACGACCGCCCTCAGCGCCAGGAATTATTCGATGAACATCTAGGACTGCCGGATCGGTTTCTCCGCAAATGCGACAAGAACCCTCGGCTAGTTTATAAACATGCTTATCAATAAGCCGTTTTTTCCTTGGCATGAAAGGATATCGACAAAGATGAAACTAAAGATTTACCTCGACCTTGACGGTGTTATTTATGATTGGATGGGTTCTGCGCTTCAGGCTTTTAAAGTTGACGCAAAATCTTCTGAAAACAGACGAATTCTTAAGACTTATCATGACGGGCTTGAAATGATTAAGTCGAAGCAAGAAGTTTTTGAAACTATTGAATCTCTTGGCACTACTTATTGGGAAAACCTCAAGCTTTTCCCTTGGGCCAATGCTTTATATGAGGCGCTCACTGAGCTTGGCGAAGTAACAATTCTTACTTCGCCTGGCTCTTGGACTCACGCAGGCAGAGGCAAGCTCCTTGCGCTCAAGAGAGATTTTGAAATTAAGAACTTTATTCTGGCAAAGAAAAAAGAAGTCTGCGCCGCTCCTGATTGTATTTTAATCGACGACAAGAAGAAGAATGTTGCTCGTTTTAGAGAAGCTGGCGGCTGGTCGCATTTATGGCCCAATCAGTTCTGCATAGAAGACGGCCATCCTTTTGCTGCGATAGCTATTGCTGACTGTTTAGAATACGTCAAAACCGTAAAGCGCAAAGTTATGGACAGGCGCATTCCTGCTCTTATGGATATGCTAGCCCACGACAATCAGAGAGAGCAAGACCTAACCGAAAGGTGAAAGTCTAAACAAATCGCTGAAACTGTCCGAAGGACATAGCATGAAGATATATCAATGCTTCCCAAACGATCAAACGCTTGACTTTTGGGTAAAAAACCACTTGAACGTACTCTTTCATGGCCGTCATGGAGTTGGCAAGACCTCCATGATTCTTGAATCTTTTGAACGAAACAACATTCGATATAAGCAGTTTTCAGCGGCAACAATGGACCCTTGGGTTGACTTCATCGGCGTACCCAAGGAAATAAAAGACGATAAGGGTTCCTATCTGGAACTCATAAGACCAAAAGATTTCAGAGACGACGAAGTTGAAGCAATCTTCTTTGACGAGCTTAATCGTTCTCATAAGAAGGTTCGCAATGCCGTCATGGAACTTATTCAGTTCAAGTCTGTCAATGGTAAAAAATATCCGAACCTCAAGATGATTTGGGGAGCAGTCAATCCTGAAGAAGACGACAGCGTTAAATATGACGTTGAAAAACTTGATCCTGCTCAGCAAGATAGATTCCATATTCAAGTAGAGATTCCGTACAAACCATACATGCCTTACTTTGTTGAGAAGTTTGGTAAAGAGAAAGCGCAAGCAGCTATTGATTGGTGGAATCAACTACCTGAAAACATCAGACTTGAAGTTTCTCCAAGAAGACTTGAGTACGCAATCAAGATAGGGGAACTTGGCGGTAATCTAATTTATGTTCTACCCCCATACTCAAACGTTGAAAAGCTTGCTCATGCGCTAAAGCACGGTTCTCCGCTAAGAGATTATAGAGCGCTCATCAAAGAAGGTAATGAAGCAGAGATATCAACATGGTTATCTGAAGAAAACAACTACGAAGCAGTTAGAAACGAAATCATTAAGAATCCAGAACCTGTACTCCATCTTATAGGCGAAGAAAGGGCTATGTCGCTTGCCTCTATTAGCAAGTCCTGCGCTGAGCATCTATTCAATAACTATAACAAGTTCAAAGAAACCATCAAGTCAATTGCTGAGCATTCAGGTAATAAGACCTTAAAGAAAACAGCCATTTCCGTTCTACAAGCTAACACGGGACAATCAAATCCAATTCAGATTCTCAAGTTGAATATGCCAAATGTTCCAGCAACCGTTCGGAATCAACAATCAAGCGTTGCTACGAGTTATATCTGGAACAACAATTGTAAAGTAAACTATAATAAAACCTCAAAGAAAATTCCCAATGGATATGAACTTACGATTTCTGGCTGCATAAACGCAGCAATGAAATGCGGCAATCAGACTTATGAGAGAATAAGAATTTGTAAATCTCTTATAAAGATTCTACTTCATAAATCTCCAACATCGCTTTCAAAAGAAGACGCTCTAATTTGCTTGCAAATTTTTGAATGGTTCTCAAGCAAAACGCAAGAAACAACCATTAAGAATGTAGATGATATAGAGGTTGCAATCAACAATTGCGTACAAATTCTTCGAGCCAATAGCGAGTTTGAAAGCGTGTCAGACTTTGTAACTAAGTTCCCCTTTATATCTGGTAAAATAATAGCGTCTAGCACAGGCGATTACCGCTCTAGATGCCTGGTCCCAAAATGCCTGGTCCCAAAATAAGGAAAACAAATGGGCAAACTCAACGAAGCAATATGCTATCTCAGCGGGCCAATTGACAAGGCTAAAGATCTTGGACGAGGCTGGCGTAAAGAATTTATTGCCAAAACAACTAACTTAGAAATGCAAATTATAGATCCATGTAACAAACCTGCGTCTTTCGTGCATGAAGTTAAAGGAGATATTCGAACTGTTACTAAGATGCGAGAAGAAAAGCAATGGGTTGAGCTACAAAAATTTGTCAAGAAATTTCGCAGAGAAGATTTGAGATTCACTGACGTTTCAGACTTCTTAGTTGTTTATATAGATCCTGACGTTCCTTCTTATGGAACGCTTGACGAACTATTTACAGCCGAAGATCAGAAAAAGCCTTGCTTCTGTATCTGCAAGGGCGGAATAGAGTGTCTTCCGACCTGGTTGTTTGGAGTTTTTAGGCTTGAAGAAGTCTTTGGTTCAGTTGACGAATGCGTTGCTCATCTCGTTAGAATTGATAATGGCGAAATAAGCATAGAAGAGGATCGTAGATGGGTATTGTTCAGAAAAGAACTAAAGAACCAATGTCTTTCCTAACCGTCATACTAGACAAAAATGATATTCAAATACTCAGGAAATAAGTGGAAGGTTTTACAGAAGCTCGGACTTCAATTGCCTTCTCATAAAAGACTAGCTGAGCTTTATTTAGGTTCGGGCGCTTTTATACTTAGCAACAAAGGCCCAGCATTAGGAATGGACACAAATCCAGATATTGTTGACCTTTGGAATTGGCTTAAGACGGTCAAACCAGAAGAGCTTAGAGAACTTGAAAGAGTTAGACAAGTTCATGTTGCCGCAGCGAGCGATAATAAACCTGACGTTAGGAAAATGGGTCTCGATAGAGGCGCTGAGCTTTACATGCGAGTCAATGTAACAGGAGTATATGTAGGCCAACTAAGTTCTTGGAAGGTTTATCCAAAATGGAAACTTCCCGTTGAACAAACAATCTCTCGTTTAGAAAGAGTGAAAGAAATAGATATTAGACTTGGTAAGGCTCATGTAGATTATATAGAAGAAGACGGGGATTTGGTTTTCTTAGATCCGCCTTATGTCGGAACAAAAGGCAACTATAAGCAAGGCGCAAAAAAGGGCATTGAAGAATCGTACAATCCGCAAGACACGATAGACCTTATCTCTCGGCTTTCGTGCCCAATTATTTTGACTTACGGAACAGACGCAAAAACAGCTTTTCCTCAATACGAGTGGAAAGAAGTTCTAAGAAAGAAAGTTCCCCTTATTAGAAAAGGCGGAACCGTTGAACGAATAGAGCATGTTGCTTTAATAAACTGGAAGTAAAGGATACACAATGAATAAAGAAATTCAAGCTCTTGATTTAGCCATAACAAAGCTTCAAGAAGAAAAAGCAAAAGCTATCAAAAAAGCAGCGGATGAAAAGAAAGAGAAAAAAGAAAAAGCTGAAAAGAAGATCACTCCTAAAGATAAAACTCTAATTAAAGAACTTACTAAACTAGCAGAATGGTGGAGAAGAAAAGGACCAACCATTGAAACGACCATTGAAGTAACTATCAAAGCAAATGTATTATGGACTGAAGATAAAAAACCTCATATAGACGGTTATGATATATTGTATAAGGGCACTACATTTGATTTTGATGAACTAATTAGAGGTGGTTTATTCGAAAAAGATTTAGAGAAATACCAAAAACAAATAAACAGCATTTGCGATTCGGTTAATAAACTGGATAAAAAGTATCCTAACGCTAAAATCATATATGACATATTCCCATGAAGAAGATTTGGGACAAAATCAAATATCATCCTATTATTGAGTTTTGGCCGTTTTGGTTCTTACCAGCCGTTATTATTCTGGGCGGAATCTTGCACAATCTGGGGTTCTAATCCCTGGTCAATCGACGGCATCTGAAGAGGATCAGGAACTTGTTCAAAGTCCTGAGTTCTGTTATTCAATATTTGAATAAGTTCTTGCTGTGTAGGCGTAAGCATGCCGCCCTGTTCTCTCATAACAATAGCAGACGCTGTATTGATTGCTCCCATAAGAACTATCTGATTGTCTGCGCCTTGCATTTGGTGAGATATATCGTCATTAGCGCTTGCTGAATCAAGTCCATTTCTTGCATTTCGTAACCAAGCCACTATAACACCTGTTATATCATTACTAAGCGCTGCTATTTTATACCAACTACTCATTTTTGCTTTCTATATCCAATCTTCCAGAGAGCGTTTGATAAATCCTTTCCTACTTCAGTAATAACTTCTTCGTCTAAATCCCAAAAACAGGCATGAAGCATCTCGTGTATGAGAGTTTCAAGCTCTTCATAGTTTTCCAATATTTTATGTATTTTAATAAGTCTATTTGTAAACTTAGGATCAGTGCAGTACGCCCAAAGATTTGAACTGATTTTACCAGTTTTTTGAATCTTATATCTTTTTCCCCTTAAGCTTACAATATAATACTTATTCCTTATTGGTTTCTTTTTGGGACTTGCTGTCTTATTTTTAACAACAGAACGGTTCTTCTTTTTAACAACAGAACGCCTCTTTTTGAGAGTCTTTGAACGGGTTGTTTTACGAACCTTTTTCATACCCTACCAATTCAACCTATAAATATATGCTCCTTTCTTTTTTAATATCTAAATCTTCTTAACCAATTCCCAAAATTTGTGTTTACCAAAACTTCATCTACTGAAGCATTTGCGCTTATGGAATGATAATTAATAGAGCAAATTAATCTTTCTGAATAATCTTGATTATGTCGAAAGTCAAAAACATGAGTAAGCATATTAGGGTTTCTACTGCAATCTAAAACCGCCGAAGACCCGCTATGAAAGCTTCTTGTAAACGCAGCAACTGGGATTCCCATGTATAAAGCTTTATACATCATACTGCTTGAGTTTACGACTAAAGCCCCGCATCTTGCTAAACTATCAAAAGGATCGTCTATAAAGTCGATTTCCCAGCTTGGATTGCGTTCGCAAAAGGGCGCATAAAATTCTTGCATCTTTTGACGGTCTCTAGGATGACCTCGTATAATAACTTTTGTGTTCTTAGGAAGATACTTCTCGCAATTCTTGAGCAAAATAGTATCTTCATGTTTACGAGCTTGTAAAGCAGCCATTATTACTCTATCTTTTGATACTTTTTCAGGACGTTTCCAACCACAGACAGCAAGCTTAACATAAACTTCATCAACATAACTTTGCGGAAACTTCCTAACATTCTCTCGTAAAGCGACAATATTTGAATATTGTCCATATCCATTATCATCAAGATAATAAGACTTGCCTCTATCAAGAAGCCCATTTTCTAGAAACAAAATATTAACTTTTCTTTTCTGTTCTGCTTCAGACGGGGAAAAGCAAACCCATGCAATTGAATTCTTCTTTTGCTGTATTGTCTCGAAATGTTTTGAAGCAGAAGTATTAACGCCTTCAACAAATGGAATATGTTCTAGAAAAATATCAAACGAACGACAAGCCAAACCAAATGATTGAACAAGTTTGGTCTTAAGAACTCCAGGCCAAGATATAACCGAAGCCGTACCAATCATGATTCAGATGAAAAACTTGTTTTAGCTTTGAAATTATTAGAAACTTCAATGCTTTTAATGCATCTACACTCAAAACCTTTACTAATAAGATATCTCGAAATATCAGACATAGAGTTTATTGAATCTTTCATATCAAGCAAAAGATGAGCAGCTTTTATTGGCAAAATAACAACACCGCCATACAGTGCTGATATAAGAGGCATATCAAGAACAATATCTTTATTTTGACTTAGATTTGGTCTTATGCCATAATCGTCTTCAAGGCCTCCATATGAAATAGCTATTTTATTATCTTCAAAATCTTTGCTAGCCGTACAAAAAAACGCATTAGGGAACTCAATAGAAGCGGCGATTGCTCGTTCGATATAAAGTTTTGGAACTTTGATATGGCCGTCAACAATGATCAATAATTTACCTGAGGTTTTCTTGAAAGCATTTCTTATTGATTCAAGATAAGTAGGGCCAGAAGACGCAAAACGAATACCATCAATCTTGGATAGTAGTTTCTTCTCTGCTTCATGAAGCCTGAAATCTGAAACAATTGTTTCAGAAGGAGCTATTTTTCTTGGTATTATAACTCTTAGTGTTGAATCATAAACCGAGCCAAGCGAGTTTGGAATAACAATAACAGAAACTGTTGGAATTTCAATTTTTCCAATTCCAGCAAGCTTCTCAATCTTACTTGTTGCTTTAGGATGATCTTTTACAATTCTTGATATAATTCTACCAAACAATTCAGAAGATACCGCCTTCTCTTCACCTGCATGCGCATATTCCACCTTTGCAATTTGATTCATACTTACTAAGAACCTTGGTGAAAAACTCATTTCTTTAGCAAGCATAACAGAAACATACTGGTCTAAAGTATCTTGAGGAACATATTGTAAAGTTGGTTTTGAGAAAAAGAAATTGTCAAATTTTTCCTGATTGAGAGAAATGATATCAAATATTGTTTGGGAAAACCTATTAAAATATTCAAGATTGCTTCCTCCAACAATTCCAAGAGTTGCAAAACTATGCTCGTTTTTGACTTTATAATTATTCCACCAAGATGGAACATCAAAATCTGAAAATAATTCTGGTCTACATGGGGCTTTTGGATGTTTTTCAATAGAACGATAAAACTGTCTTTCAAGCAAGACGCCGTTTTCAAAAACCTCCTGAGGTATTATATCAAATAAATATGCATCATAATCAAAATGAATAAATGGTTCTTTCTGAACTCCAAGCGTATAAGTTCTCCCAAGAGAAAAGAATCTAGGATTCTTACCTTTCAAATCATTAAGCGAAAGATCTACGCTCGCAAAATCAAGGCCCAACTGGTCTACAAGAAAATTCTTGCCTGCATCGTCTGTATACAAATGAGGTTTGCCATAAATCTTGGTTACAGCTTCGACAGAAAGAATCCATGACAGATTCCATGTAAGAGGATTAATCCATCTACGACCAAAGCCTCGTATATACGGCTCTGACCAAAAAGACATTATTGTCTTCATATATTTCCTTATAAATGCCCTGTATTTCCTCGGGGACCAAAATCAAAATCCCAATCAGGAGGTGCTATTTCTGTCACGGTTTTTGTCGATTCAGAATCTGCATTATGCACAACAAATGTATCTGCAATAAAACTATGAACATCTTTAACGGTTAGGTTAAATGTTTCAACTACTCCTGGAACAAGTTCAATGCTTGTAATCTCAATTTCGTTCTGTTGTTCATCAAGTATTTTAAATCCAAACCGAAGATTCTGAGCCTCAACATATCTCCACTGGTTTGCAAATTTAATAAAGAAAGGATGTTCATAAGTTACTCTAATTTTGTTGTTAATAATATAGTGTTGCTTTTCTGAGCCTTTTCTTACATTAATAACCTTACCAGTTTTAAAGAACTGTCCTTCTCTTGATAAAAAGCTTGTAGAAAGATATTGCTCTTTCAACGAAGGTAGTTCAGGTATGTAATATCCTAAAACGGTTTCGTCTTTAACGATGGTTTCAATAGGTTTCTTAGAGCCGTCGCTCATGGTGATTAGCGTTCCTGCTAAAAAACATCCAGAAGGAGAAGGGGAAGGGGAGCCAGCAGGGGGCGGCGGACTTGGGGGTGGACTGGTCGGCGATGGCGGGCTCGCAGGCGAAGGGCTTCCCGGCGGTGGTGGCGGCGGTGGAGGCGGAGCGACAGGAGAAGGACTTGGAGAAGGACTTGGAGATGGCAACGGTGGTGGCGGCGGAGGAGGTGGTGGCGGAGCAACAGGAGAGGGAGACGGAACTGGTGATGGACTTGGAGACGCTTCAGGAGACGGAGACGCTTCAGGAGATAAAGAAGGTGATGGAGAAAATGGGGGCGGAGAAATAGGCGGAGGCGAAAGGCAATAACCTTCGTCGCCGCCCGTCGTATTTATAATATGACAAGTTCCATTACTATCAAGATAATAAATATGAACCCACCAAGAAGTTCCCGAGCCTCCATCGCAATTGGGGATAACAACAAGTCGGGGAGGCAAGTCAAATGAATTGACATCAACTATAACATCTCCGTTACAACCACAGCATCCTGAATCAAACAAAATATGAGACGGATTAATCCCATATGGATAAGAAGGTGGGCCGTCTCCAAAATTGCATAGATTTGCTGTTACATCATCAGGATTAGCTAAAGCAGACAATACTATAATATGGTCTTTAACTGTGTACGTTTCGTATCGAATTCTAATTTGAGTTTGATCTACAATTTGAGTACAATCAAGAGAAGGCGTAGGATTGCATCCCTCGTCATGAGGATATGACATATACATTTTACCATGAAGATATCTAAGAACATTCAAGGCGTAAATAAGCTCATTAATTCGATTGCCTATATCTTTAGCGAATTCAATTATATTTGCAGAAACGAAAGGATCTGGAGGAGGGGTGAAATCAATTCCATTCGGAGCTATAGCTGATATACCAATGATAGGTAAGCCGCCGCTATAATGAAAAAAACCAACATAAACATTGCAGTCAGGAAGTTTTCCATATTCTTCTATGATGTTACCATAAACAAACTCTCTAATGGCATCCTGAAATCGTTCTATAGAGTCAATAAGGCTTGTTGGACTTGTTGTGTCATAGGCTTCAACATTAATAAATGCATTTTCTGGAATTGAGAAACCGACCGATATTCCAGCCTGCCTCATGCGAATAGCTTCTGCTACTTGCGAAAAAATAGTATCAAAGTCTGCAAACTGAAATGTTTGCGGAACATAGTTTGATACCTTTTTGAAAGAGGTTACATACTGAGATAAATCAAATGGATCTGGCATAATTTATTTTCTCATCGGCTCAAAGGCAATTCATAATCAAATTACACAACATTATCGCCAATCAACATAGGGACCAAAAAGCGTAGAAAGATACTGTAATACTGGAGGCGGCGATGAAGTCATAACTCCAACAGAGGTTACAACCATTCCGGGATTTGCTGACAATAATTGAGAAAAACTTGCTCCAACAGTATATGGAAAATTAGAATCAGAACCACAATCATCAAATGTTCCATCTGAAAGAATAAATATGTTTTTCAAATCATTAAACTCTGTAGACAAGTTTGAAATAGCAAAACAGAAATTTGTTGAAACTCCTGAAGGTATAAAGAATGTTTCAAGAAAAGAAATAACCTCATTTGCATCAGAGTAAGTTTTAAGTTCCTTAGTTATTCTAATCGGACTCTTATCATTGAATCCAATAATTGTAATTTTATCGTTATATCTAACATAAGACTGCATCATGCTCTTGAAAGAATCAATAATCATATTAATTCTTTGGCCTGACATGGATGCGCTAATATCAACCAAAAACAACCAATGAGAACGACCAAGCACAAACGGGAATGGAGAAACTCTTGTATCTTCTCCGTTTATAGTTGTTGTTGAACCTATTGGCGAAGCAGATAAGGTATATCCAGTATTAACCGGAGTCACAGCATCTATATTGATTCTAAAAAGCTGACCGGCGGGGTTGCTTGTATAAAGGACTTGTCCAGTAAGCGTATTATCTGGATCTTCAATAAACGCAAGCGTTTCAAACCCAGCAAAAAGATTATTAGCCGGAGAAATAATAGATATATCACCAGTAACACCAATATTTGCTAATGAATCATTTAACATGCAATATGCCTGTAAAGACGAAGAGTAAGCC